GTTGTTTCGATCGACCGGCTGAACTTAAATGATTGACTGGGGCAAAGCTGAGACTAACGACATTGAACGGTTCGGTAAATGGCTCTATTGGGCGGAAGAATGGGCGACATTTAAAGCCCAGACCAACGACGAACTAAAGAAAGCTTGGCTCTGCGAGCTGCGATATGTGCTTCACGAGCAGGATAGGTTGCGCGAGTAGCTCCATTCCCGGAAATGTCCGTACGCAAGTCGGGGACCGTCAATGTGAATAGGGAAGAACGAAATGACAATTGATAATGTATTAATAGCAAAGATTAATAAGGCTTACCATCTTCAATCAGAAGGCATAGCTGATGCGGTTGAGTTATATTATGATGTGCAAAAGCTCCGCATAATGCACCAGAACAAGGAGCGCACAGAAAGTGTCAGGGATCTAACTAATTGGTTAAATGAATGGTTAGCATTAGGCGAAAAAGTTCTCACATCTAAATTGACTCAATGGTGCAAAAGCAATATTAGCCCTAGGGTAACTAAATGGGCTTTTTCCCAGATTGGGATTGGTCCAATTATGGCGGCCGGATTAGCTGCCTATATTGATATTGAAAAAGCTTCTTCTATTTCCGCTTTATGGAAATACGCCGGCCTGGCGCCAGGATTTGATAGGCCGGTAAAAGGTCAAAAACTTCCATATAACAACAGGTTAAAAACGTTATGTTGGAAACTTGGAGAATCATTCGTTAAAGTAAGTGGTAAAGATGGGGCGTTTTACGGACAGTTATATCTTACTTTTAAAGCCGATGAGATATCCAAGAACGAATCTGGTAAATATAAGGAGGCGGCAGATCGCGAGTTATCTAGTAAAAAATTTAAAGAGAACGCTACCAAAAAACGTTTACTGGAAGGTAAATTATCAGATGCTCATCTACACTCTAAAGCAAAGCGTAAAACCGAGAAGATGTTCCTCGCTCATTATTGGACTAAAGGCAGGGAATACATGAATCTCCCAGTTAGGCAGCCTTACGCAATGCAGATATTAGGCCACGATGGAATTATAGAGCCAGCAGCGTAAAGTACACCGAGTGAACCGAGCGAGCCATAGACGAGCCATTAAGGTTGGAGTAACCCATTGATTAAAAGCGAGCCATCGACGCAAAGTAAACCTAAGACTGGAAGCGAGCCACAACACGGGAGTAACCCAAGCAGTCAAAGCGAGCCACAGGCAAGGAGTAAAACACCATTGAAAGAGCGAGCCAAAACCTGGGAGTAACCCACCACCATAAAGCGAGCCATTAGATTAGAGTAACCCACCAGCAGTGAGCGAGCCATACGCGTCGGAGTAACCCACTAAAAGTGAGCGAGCCATCGAACCCAGCGCACCCCAAAGCACCCCATCACTTGACAACATGGATGCACATGTGGTACGCTGGGCGTAGACCACCGCCAACCGCGCGGCGCGTTCTTAGGACTACTCCGTTATATACCAAAAAAAAGAAAGCTTTGTGGCAAATGCGGCGTGATATTTGTCTGCAGCGTTTTTCTTTTGTTACTTTTCTTTTTACGAGATGGGCTACCGCGATAATCCGCCACTCCCGAGGTTTTCTGAATGCAGGACGCCGTTACAAATTCGCCAAGCAGCTTACGAGAAATTTCGTAAAGAAAGAAACCTGGAAGCATGGCGTGACCGACAAGTTGCGCGAGATGATTGCCTAGAGGAAACCAGGCGACTTGCCTTCATCGCAAAGGTCCACGCCAGGTATCCGCAGGTTAATCCAAGAGCCATAGCGGAAAGCCTTGACCCTTGGAATCTGCACAAATTTAAACGCCTTGTCGCTCAAGCAATTGCGATTTACCTGAAGGAATCCAGATGACTCACGTGCACCTTGAGCTATCCGATAACCAAATAGTTTTCCTCCGGGACTTGGCTGAATCAGAGCATTTATCCGTCGCCGCAGTTATTCGCACCGCAATTTTATTGCTCCAGGCCGAGGTGCCTAAGCTCTAGGCGGGCCCACAAACGCTCACATGTTCAAGTGTGGCGCATTTGGTGCCACTTGCGGTACAAGCCCAGCCCACTAAAACAAAACGCTTTAAATCGGCGTACAAGAAGAAATGACAAAAATAACGAATCAAACTAAACGGCGCTTACTTCTTTTCGCGGAAGCCGTAGGTATCCTGGCGTTCTGGTCCGCCGTCTACTTCTGGCTTATTGTGTTGTGCTCAAGCGCTCAATCAATTCCCTGAGCTTTCGAGCTGCTCCAGGTTGCAACGCGTCGATAATCCCGGTCTTGATACGGATATTGATCTGGGTGCGGCCCGAACTTGGCCGACCAGCACCCGGGCGTTTACCTCCTCTCACTGTGCCCCTCGTGCGTCGAGAATAACCGCGCCGTCAGCCGAACGATCCCAGCAGTAGCGGTACATCCGGTAGCAACCACGGAACAGTTTCCAAAACGATTCGTCGAGTTTTATGTTCATGTAAGCAGAATACAAGCGCATCGAATGATTGTCAAGTCCTTATTTCAAATTGGGTGGAATTGACCTTAGTCATCCTTTGGTTTTTTCTGGACGGTTAACACGGATGTCCCAAAAGGGAAGCTTGTCCGGGATCAACCGCTTGGACGCGCTTTAAATGCGAAAAAGCTTGACATCGCCCACCATTCCCTAAGACAATGGGGTGCAAGTGGCAACAAACCTTAACACGTGGGGTTTAACCCCTGACGCGGTGCAAAAGCTTTCAGCTGAGCAACGCGCTATGGTATTGTCACTTCTGAACCGAATCCTGGAGGAAGGCCGCAACTGGGAACGGTTCAAATGGTGCTTACAAGTCATCCTCCCTTCGCGCTTCGAGGGGGTAGGGGGTAGCAACGCCGCGGTCCAAGTCAATAACACAATTAAAATCAGCGTTGAAGAGCACAAAGCGCTGAAGGCCGATTACGCTAAATTTTCGGAGCAAGCTGATCGGTTGCTCAACGACACCAACGGAGAAACGCATTAAATGAAACTCGCAATCGTATCATTCCTTTTAGCAGCCGCTTCACTCGGGTTCGCAGTCGCAGTAGCGGTTGCGCAACATGCGCACCACATCAGCTTCTTTGTCCCGCCACCGCCATTTTTGATTGGATAAAGTAATGGGGCGCCCAGGCATGCGTGGCGGGAGCGTTAAAGGCAGCTTCAGCTACAAGGATAAAGAGATTAAGCGCGGGCCGACTCGGCGCGACACGGACATTACGCCGCTGCCAGCGATTCCGTTCTACGAGGTGCGGCTTTGCCGTGAAGTGAAGTTAGCGTGTGAACGTTGGCTGGCGAAACATGGTGGCTGAACCCTCTAATGTCTTAGAGCTAGCCGTGGCGCTCGGTGTCAGTCTGTACACGTGGCAGAAAGAGATTCTCGTTACGATAGAGCAAGCGGCTACCCGGACACGCCGTAAGCTGGCTGTGCGCGCGCCGAACGGGGTGGGTAAAACCCAACGAATAATCGGGCTTTCCGCTATTCGGTGGTTGCAACGGTTCCCGAAAGGCAAGGTTGTCATCACCTCGTACGATCAACGCCAGGTCTCAGATCAGCTCTGGCCAGCGATCCTTGCACAAAAACAAAGTTTCCCATCTTGGGAGTTTCATAATGCAGATGGGCGACAGACAATTACTACACCGACCGGCGGTAGACTTAGAGCGTACACCACATCTGATCCTGGACGAGCTGAAGGGTTCCACGCAGATGCCGACGCGCCGTTACTCATCATTGTCGATGAGGCGAAGAGCATCGAGGCGGACATTATTAAGGCGATTGACCGCTGCTCGTACAACGTGTTGCTCTACATCAGTTCCCCAGGCTGGATGGAAGGGCCCTTCTACGAGGCATTCTCGAAACCGGGGTTTACTCAATTTCATGCTGGTCTCGCAGATTGTCCGCACATATCTACTGAGAAAATCCAAGACATCGAGCAGACGTATGAAGGCGATCAATCCTACATCGATTCCGTCCTTCGCGGCGAATTCATGCGGCACCCCGACGGTGTTCAACATGTGTTAGAACTCTGTGATGCCGACAGTAATCAAGCCGCCTTCATCGACAAGATCTACGGTGCGCGGGTGGCCGGGG